CCAGTTAGAGTTAGCCCCATCAGCAATACGGTTTTTTGCGTTGTCCATAGCGCTCCCCTTGCTTTAACCTTTAGTTAAGGCTTTGAAGTGTAACCTTTGCTGCAAACTCTAGGTCTTCAATCGTAGAGTTATTATGTAGGTACGTGTCAAAGGTCCAATTATCTAAATCATGCTCAGAGATGTGGTCATTTGCGGCACCAACGCCTGCGCGCTCAATGCGCCAAAGACTTCCACCAACCTCTTTAAGAGCAGTTGCCTCATTTTGAAAACGAACATCAGTAATGACGTAGTTGTTCTCAGGGTTGGCTTTTACCACGTTGAACACTTGGTCTACCCAAAAGGTGTCACCAAACACTTTACGAGCGCCAACACCTAACTTTTGAAGCAAGGTACGAATCTCAGGAGTCGTAATCTTGGCAACGTCCCACGTGTGCTCGTCTACAAGAGACTGTACACGAATGTTGTTAAAAAACTCGTCCTGCTCTGCGATGGGGTTTATCTCATAGAGAAAGTTACGAATACCATCAGCAAAGGCTAGCCTTGTAAAGTTATGTTCTTTTACTAGGTAGTTAGCAACTGTATCTTTGCCCGCTTGGGCATAGCCTGAAAGGCCTACTAATTTAGCCATTACTAGGTTCTCCCTCTGCAAATTTGTTGATAAAGAGGTCGTGGTGCTTTGTAAACTCTTCAAGGCTAATAATCGGCATCGCTAGTGCTCTAGCAATAGTCATCTCTAACTGAGCGCCTTTAGAGTTGTCAGAACCGGGTAGATAGACAAGCATGTCGCAATCAAGTACTTGGCGAAGTGCGCGACGGAGGTACCACTCGTAAGGAGCACCTTGGTAAGGAAAACCATTTGCTACATCTGGAGCAGAAGCGGGGTTCTCTGTTTCGTACCCAAGGCTCTTAATGTAGGACTCGGCCTCGTTAAACGCGGGGTAGTTGTAATCTGGCAAGCCAGTCATAGGGCCTGCTATGTAGATTTTTGTCGCTCTCATTTAAATAAAATTTCTCCCTTAATCATGTGGTGCGCGTTCTCTAAACCTACCATAATTTCTGACCTAGACATGGCTCCCACGTCTTTTGCGTCTGTGCCTGAATAGTCAAAAAACCACGCTTCGGCCTTCACCTCACGGCACCTAGCAAGAATGTCTCGGGAAGCGGCCCTGCCTGCCTCGTCGTTGTCTAGAGCAAAAATGACCCTATCAGCGCCCCGAATAGTGTTTAACTGGTCAACTGTAATCCCGCACCCAAAAGTGGCTACCCCACCGGCAATGCCCACCGAAGCCATGCGAACCACATCTAAGGGTGACTCAACGACAATCATGTCTCCATGCTTGTACTGGTTAAATCCAAAAAGGGCCTTTCCCTTCTTTATGCCCTTTGGGCAGTTATTGAAGTAACGGCCAGTAACCCCTTTCTCCTGCCAACCTAACAACTGCCCGTAGGCATCTCTTACGGGGATAATCCAACAGTTTTTAGAAAAGTCGTATTTAATGCCATAGGTCCGAGCCGCCTCCCGTGAAAGGCCACGAGATAAAAGAAACTCATCAGGGACTGCTGTGTAGGCACTCAGCATTGACTCTGTAATGGTAAGTAGGTCAGCCTGCTCAGGAAGGCTCTCTGGGCCCAATAACTTTGTCATTCTCGTAACTAAGTCTAATGAAGTGTTTGCCCAGTCTGTGGCTTGGTCTATTGGAACACCTTTAACGTAAGCAATAAGAGAGTAGAGGTTCCCTTTAAAGCCGCATGAAAAACATAAGTGGGCGCCTGAATCTGCGTTTATGTACCACGAAGGGTTGCTATCTTCGTGACCAGTGCGCTCTAAATGAGCGGGGCAATTAGCCTGAATCTCAGAACCACGTACTCCGACAATCTTTATCCCTAAACTGTCTAGGGTTGACTCCATCTCACTCATGCTTATTCTTCCCCTTGTGCTTTACCGTGCGAGAGTATTTCTTCTTGTTTTTAATGGGGGTGGCGGCATTAGAACTGCGAAGTGCTAAAACCCGAATTACCCTCTCTAGGCCCTTCCGGCGAATCATAAGTCATCGTTGTCCATCTCTCTGAAAACCCCTGTGTTCCAGTCCCACATTAAGGATACCTCAGATAATCCAGAGTTACGAGCCGCGATTACCCGAAGCAGGCGAGTGTGCTCTACCGCCTCATCTTCCCGCTGTAATCCGAAGATAACGTCTGCATCTTGGTGAAAAGAAGAGGAGTATCCAATAGAGTCGGCGTTTACCTGCCCTTTTTTCATCTTCCACGCAAGGGCCTGCGTAGAAATCACGATGGGCTTATTTATCTTCATGGCTAGGCGCTTAAGGCTACGGGTAATCTGAGTAATAGCCTGAGGGGTGTTGGACTCCCCCGTCACCTCGTCAAACATCAAGTAGGTTCCATCAATAAACACAATGTCAGGGTTCTTGCTTTGAATTTTAGCCGCTACCGCGCTGACTGTTAAGCCCTCGGCTGAACCTGTTAGCCAAAAATCTGAGGTCATGTTTTGAATCCCAGAAATGATTGTTACGTAACGAGCCTCTTCTTCTGCCGTAAGAGTTCCTGTTATCAGGCGTTGATGTGAAACCTTTGCCTTCATTGCGTAGTAACGAGTCTTTTGCTCTGCGTTGCTCATCTCAAAAGAGATAAAGAGTGGGGTAAACCCGTTGTAGTGCACGGTACTAGCAATTTGCAAAGCAAGAGTTGATTTACCTGTCTTAGGTGGCGCCACAATAACAACCAACTGACCGGGTTGAAGCCCTGACGTAGAGGCATCCATTGTGGGAAAACCTGTAGATAAGCCTAAAAGGCCGGGGTTAGATTTTCTATCTTGGTACTCAGTAAGCGCTTGTGATGATGCTTTTCTAATCTCAATGTCTGTTGTGTTATTAAGTCCTGCCTGCTCTAAAGCAGAAAGTCCTTTTTGTAGGGTAAGGATTGCGGCCTCATGGTCTTGATTCTTCTCAACGTCTTTACTAGCGTCAATAAGGGTATTGATAAGTACAGACTTTCTACGGGCCTCTACTACCTTGTCAATAAAGTACTCTAAAGAGTCAGTAGAAGACTCAGGAACGTAGTTAGGAAAATTAGCCTTAATTACCTCAAGGCTAGGCGTGTCTTGATAAAAAGAGAAGTGCTGGTGCAAGAACTTAAAGATGTGTTTATCTGTGGGGTCTAAGAACCAGTCTTCTGAGATACCGCGCTCTAACGCATAACCAAGCGCCTTCTCTTCTGTGACCAACTTCCCGAGCAGTTTGGCTTCATTGTTCATAGATAATTAAAGTCCATTCCCCAGTGGCCGTAGCGCAAAAGGTTAGAAGGCACATCAATGACTCCAAGTACCTCAGGCCGAAGAGGGAGGTCGGAGATAAGACTCTCCATAGAAACATAAGCATGAGAGTATCTAAAAGGATTAGTACCCATCTCGTCTAGAGTATCCATAAGGGTCTGCAACTGCTCGTCGTCTAAGTCATAAGAAACAACTTCTAGAGTGACTCCTTTAACGGTAGTAAAAAGATAAAACTTACTTAGTAAGTCCTTACGTATCTTTAACTCTTTGTGGATTGTGGGTATGACTTTCCACTTCTTCTTAATAAGCGGCTCAACAGTAGAAAAAGCGTCAGTGGTGACAAGTACCCGCTTCGGAAGTTCATTACTTAAATCACCATGTTGCATTAGTAGACCTCTACCTTTCCAAATTTAAGAACAAACTCTCTAGCGTTCTCTAAAGACTTCTTTGCATTTACTTTATCGGCGTCTGTTGCAGATACAGAAATGTCCATGGGATACACGCCGGGGTTGCTTTGATTCTTGAGCATCTTATCCCTAACGAACCTTACATGCTTGCATGAACTCTTAGCCTTAAACCCGGGGCATGTACAAAGGAGTTCTCCTTCTTCATCAGGGTTATCAGGAATAGAAACAGAGACTTCAAAAATTCCGGGGCTTGGAACTGTCTTAGAGGTACTTAAAAAGACCTGTAAGAGTCTCAAGTTCATTGTGGGTCTCACTTTCGTAGGTCAGTCATAACAATCGGCAAATGAATAAATGCCTCGTGGGCAAAACTTTCAGTAGCCTCCCCGTAAAGACCTTTCCAGTTATCCCGCCGAATGTTGGTAGTGACAATGGTAGGCAATCCATTGTTAAAACGTGTCCGCAACACATGGTGAAATGTATTTTTCTGCCAACCTGAAAGCGAAGCGTGCTCTTTTCCTAAGTCGTCTATAACAAGAACCCTAATGTTGTAAGCATCGTTAGGGCACTCTCCCAGCATCCCTTGGTAAAGCAAATCAGCGTCTGCGTCATCAGGGTCACTAATTAAACTGCCCTTTAAATCTAAAATGTCGTTAAAGGTTGTAAAGTAGCACGGGCGAATAAGAACACGGTTTGCCTGCACGTCAAAGGATGACAAAGGAAATGTCAGCATTATCTCTTGAATGATAGAGAGTGCGATGGTTGTCTTACCATGGCCGGGTTCACCGACAAGAAGTAAACCTTTCCCGCAACGACTGTTTCCTACAGACCGAATAACTTGTCCCTCTTTAACAGCCTCCATCCACTTATAGATAATGGTCTGGTCTTCTTTAGAAAGGGCTGTGCAGTCGCTAACGACCCAGCCAAGGCGATTAGGGTTAATGTGGGCCGCTTGTACCCAAGCCTTGCGCCGTAACTTAAGGTCGTCTAAGTTAAACACTAAAACTTTTCCAGTTCTTTAGCGGCCTTTGCTTTGTCAGCCGCAATAGTGTCTTGACTAACCATAGACAGGGTAACTTCATGGTAAAGGTTGCCAAAGGACTTAATAAACATCTTCCAAATCATGTCAGGGTCTTTAAGGCCGCCCTCATGGTCAATTCTGGCAAAGAAAAGGTCCATCATCTTTGCTTCTATTTCGCCGTTGGTCTGGTAAACCTTTTGAGCCTGAGAGTAAGCGCCTGCAAACCTGCGCCGTGAACCTTCCCACGGTGGGATGTCCCAGCGAACCATGCGACGAGCAAACTCGTACACGGCGTTATCAACAGTCCAGTCAGCAGGCTGGAGGTTAGCGAGATTATTAATCTTCGCTTTAGCCTGAGAGTTCTTCATCTCCCTGTACTGCTCTTGACGCTGTTTCTTGTCTTCGCGCTTTAAGCGGGCAATCTCCTCGTAGTCTGTATCCATCTGCCCTAAGGAATACCACTCTTCATCCATCGCTTTTGCCTCCCCATGGGCGGCGCCCATGACTATTTTTATGCTTGAATAAGCAGAATAGGCTTTAGGGACTAATAAAGTATTCTGCTTATTCAGCACATACAGCAATCTGTGGATACGGGTTTCCAGTAACCGGTGGCCCGCATCAGTAATTCTTATAGTGCTTATAACATTTCCGTTATGATGCTTGGCCGTAGCGGTTTTTATTAACCCCTCGGCCCTCAGTTCACTTATAGCCGACTGGACGGCTTCTCTGCCCTCACCAACCTTTGAAGAAATGCCCTTAGCCGCTCCATGGTCGGGGTCTAGGGCTATCTCTTCTAGTACTGCAATGGCTCTGGCTGAAATCACTTCTCGCCTTCCTCAGAAGACTTATTCATCTCTTTGACGACTAACTTGGCAATCATTTTGGCAAAGGCCATCATGCCGAAGTACGCTTCGTCCTCTAACTCGTCGAGGGTCTGGTCCTCTTCTTCGTCAGGGTTTTCTTCTTCTTCTTCTTCGACCTCAGGTTCAAGGTCCTCCTCAGCAGTTTCCTCTGAGGGATTTTCTTCTTCTACTTTCTCAGCCTCAGGAATTACAGGTTCCGTAGGCTTCTTGAACTTATCATCATACTTTATCGGGACTAGGCCTTCGGTAAGGTCAAACATAAGTATTCCTAGTTTATGGAAGGACTCTAGCAACTGCCACTGCTCTGTGTCTTCATCATCTATGAGGACAAAAGCCACAAAGTTAGCGTCGTACATTTGTTTTAGCGTCTTCTTATGGTTTTCGCTAAAGACTACCGAGGCGCCGGGTATTCCATCATAACTGGCGTCTTCATTACAGATTACAACTATCTCTTTGCCTTTATCTCTAGCAAACTGGGCGGCAAATACTTGTCCTTGGCTAGGTTTCTTGTCATAGACCAGTACAAAGCCTATTTCTTGCCCATGGCTGTAAAGGTAGTCTTCTATAAGTGCTTCAATGTTTGCCCTGCTGGACGCTCCTGTTCCAGCGACTACTATTGCGTTATCCAACGGGCCTCCTTATTAGGGAGCCTTAAGGTATCACATCAAGTCTGGGGTTGAGCAAGATACACAGCGTAAGTACATCCAAGGGGTAGTTGGGAGGTTAAAACACCAGAGTACAGCCGTGTTTGGACGGCAAGGCGGTTTTTGTAGTAGTGGCTTCTAGAGGCTCCTGCGGTACCCTCCCAAAGCAAATCAGAAGCAATAGCGGCGCTTCCAAAGGTGCCATCAAAGAAGGGAAGTAAGTTTGCGCTATTCTCAAATACAGCGGCATCAAAAAGAATTTGGTGACCCGTTGTGGGTGAGTTCCATGTTACCCCAACAGTTGCGTATGCGGCTGTTGCTGGGGCCGTGTCTGTTAAATACGGAAGTGTCCAAGAGCCCACAGCGGCAGAAAAAGGAGTTCCAGTAGTTGTTGAGATAAGGGTGTGTGAGGAGTTGTACCACGAAATAGTGGGGGTAACACTTTCCGTAGCCGTTAAGGGCTGGACGTTGATACTAAAAGTGTAAGAAGTTTGCGGGTAATAAATGCCCATTTGTTGAGCGTTAGTAGAGCCGTCCCATGAAGAAATGCCTGCGGCGCCTGTTGTGGCGGTTAGTTGAAGTGCGCTACCAATAGCATAAACAGAGCCCCCAGTGACCGTTGAGTTAGCCGCCGTTACTGAAAATGTAAAGGTGTTAATAGTGACACCAGTAATAACGCGAGTGCCAACATAGTTAGCAGAGGCCGCGCCGGTTACTCCAGAGATGTATACAGAAGTTCCAACAGGAAGATTATGACCAGTGCTTAATGTCACCGTTGCGACGTTAGAGACAATAGAGGCACTGGTAATTGCAAAGGTTGTTATTCCGGGTTCAGCAATTTGTGTAGCAAGCGTTGTTGATGCACCAGTCGCAGTCCAAGGAGTAACAGGAGAATCAAAATGTGGGTTAACTAATTCATTGATTCTGTTTGCTCTAAGTGTTATGTGTAATTGACGCGCTTCATCAAAGGCCGTGGGAGTACTAGCAACCTCAAACTGTGCGGCATCAAAGTAATGGTGCTCATTCGTGGCAGAGCCACCAACAGATGCGATAGAAATTCCGGGAACTGCATAGGCCGCATTAGCGGGAGCCGCGGCTGAGACGTAAGGGCGATACGAAGCAGAAAAAGTTGCTGTAGCGTCAGATACACCAGTGCCTGTGGTTGTGGATAGATAAACACCAAAACGGTTGTACCACTTTATTTGTGCACTTACGGTTTTAGCAGTTGCTCCTTGAGCAGCGTAAACACTAAAGCAGTATGTAGTACCTACAGTAACAGGAATGCCCATTGTTACGGGGGCGCTATCACCACAATACGCAGTAATGGTTTGGTTACTTGTAGAGTTGTTATAAAGAGCAATAATGCCTGAAGTTTTATTAGGAAATAGAACAGGAGCAGTAGGTTCTGACCACGCCCCGGGATAAGGCAATACTTTTCCGTAGGCCCCAGTGTTTTGGTTATAGCCCGTAGAGGAAACCATGTTAGATGCAGTAGTAGAAAAACTGATAGAAGAGTTTTGATTTACAGCGGTAAGAGTTACTGGGGAGGTTGTATTAAAGAAGACTTGTGGGAGCCCACTAATAGTTATGTTGTTTCCAACGTCGTACTGGTGAGCCCCAATTACTAAGGTCGCAACGCCCGAAGTAACAGAAAGGCTTGTTATGTTAAAGGTTCCAAGTTGGTCTATGTCAGAAGTTCCATCTGTAGAAACCCAGTGTCCAACGCCCTCTTCAAACGACGAGTCGTTGTAGTCCAGCATAAGATTTTTACCTGTAGTTAGACCACTAACGCTTGGGTTTGGTGTTCCAGCAGTTGGGACAGGAATTCCCCATGTAGTAAAGTCTTTTAAGTATGCACGAAGTCCACGTGCCGAACCCTTTTGAGTGGCAAGCGTTACGCCATCTCTTAAAAGAATCCGGTTTTGCTGTAGACCTAGCGCGGGCTCATACGTAAGACCAAATTGGTTCATGGCCACCGGAACAAAGTTACCGTTAACAGAAGGTGGGTTGTACTTGCTATAAAGCAGGCTTGCAATAGTTTGCTCTGTATCTAGTTCAAACCCAAAGTTAGAAAGAAAACTATAAAGGGTTGGGTTTGCCCAATCAGAAGAGGCTGTGTAAGCCTGTGAAATTTTATAGATGTCTGGAAGGTAGTTGTACATTGTTTGAGTGTTATTAAAGTTTTTTACTGAAACGCCAAACGTAGTGGCTACTTGCAGCCACTTGTACAGTGTGAGGTCATAAGTAAAAATAGAGTAATAGTAATACTGGCCTTGTATTAGGCCCGTGTCGTTGTAATAAACAGGAACAGAACTACCAAATAAAGCATTAACAATCTGCGTTCCATCCCATGGGTTAATAGGAAACCCGTAAGGGTTTCTAACAACTACTATGTTTGACCATGAATTAGTTGGGCTTTCCCAGTTTAAAACAATAGAACCATAGCCCGAAGGCTTGGCTGTAAAGGGCACAACTGTGTCTGGGCCGTACTTAGACAGCCCATAGTAGTTAATTCCATAGCGGGACATTAGTTAAGTATTCCCCCAGTAGCGTTAATAGTGACACTGCCGACCCCAAGCGCAGAGGAACTAGCGGTAGTTCCAATTTCGTACAGAGTAGGCAACTCATTAGCCGCGCAAAGAATGTCACCGACAGTCAATGCCGTAACTGAGCCTGTAGAGGCTGTTGAGGAAACGTTGGCCGCAACAAGGGCATAAGTAAAAGTAGTTCCCGTAACTCCGGTAACCACTACTGTTCCATTAAACGTGCTATCTACTCCAGAAACTAAAACTGTTTGGCCGACAGTTAAGTTGTGGGTAGCGGAAGTGGTAAGCGTAGCAACGTTAGATGTAAGAGCCTTATTGCTAATAGTAAACGTCTGGTCTTGGTCAGCACGTACTAACTTTTTAATGCTTTGGTATGAAACGCCTTGGATGTTAGAGATAGTGTTACTAACGGTAGCCACTGAAAGTGTTTCTCCAAAATAAACATTGTCAATGTACAGTAGGCTGTTAATGGCGTTAGTTACGTTTGTTAGCACAGAACTTTGGCTGTATTGCGGAGAGACCGTTATGTTTACTATTAAGTAAACGCCCACATACTTTGGTGGTTGAAAAGTAATTGTTGTGTTGGCTGGGGCTTTATCTTGAAGATAAGCAAGTACATTGTTTGTAATTGTGTTAAGCGTGGTAGTTGGCGTAACGTTGTCAGAACCTACGCCCGCATCTCCAAGTGGCGCTATGTACAAAGTTACTGAAGAGTACGTACTGGCTACAGCAGAGGCTTTTGCCACTCCTACAACTTGAACTGCGAGGTTGGCGTAATCAGTCAAAGAAACGGCGCGGTTAATTGAACGAATACTTAATGGGGTGTTGTATCGAATAGAGTCTGTAGATTCTGGGTCGGCTCCCCCAGTTGCTGCCCCGTCTCCTGCAACAAATTGGTCTGAGTTGTTTACAGTAAGGCCAGAAGGAACAGAGCCATAGGTAGGAACGCTAAGAATGTTAGTAATTGTTCCTGTAGAGACATTGCCAAGAGAACCAATACCTACTCGGTAGGTTACGTTGATGTTTGCTCCAAGAGGCGGTATACGTCCGCTTACTCCATCACCAAAAGAGATGTAAGCGTAGTTGTTGGTATCAGTAGCCACTACAAATACCGGGTCATACCCGCTGGAATCAATTAAGTATTGAACTTGAGTGTACGCTACGTTATTGATTGTTACTTTAATAGAAGAGCCAATTACATTGGGCAAAAGAAGTTTATACGTTTGGCTGGCTAGTCCAGTAGAGGGGCCCTGCACTTCTGGGGAAGTAGAAGACGCTGTAGTTGGGGTGTAGCCTTGAGTAGCAGTAACTACTACAGAACCGTTTACTGCTCCAGATTTTGCTGGAACAGTCACGGCAGTACTAGTCTCAAACAAAACTTGAGTAGTTGTTCCGTTTGTGGTAAGGGTAGTACCTACCTGAGTTAAAGCCGGAAGTGTTATAGGAGAGGCTGTAGAGTTTTGAAATGTAAGATTCACCGTTGATGGGACGGTGGTTGTTGGAATGTACCCCATTAAATTTGCAATTTGCAAAACGCTAGAACGTTGGGAGGCTGTAGCAAGAAAAGACTCATTGGCGGCTCGGTCAATGTAGTAATTAAGAATGTCACCCATGTAAGCAAACAATTCAAGCAAGGTCATGCCAAAATCGGCTGGGTCACGAGAGGTCCACTGCGGGGAAAAGTTAGGGATGTTGGCAGTCATGTCCGCCAAGATGGCTGTGTAATCCCTAGAGGTATAACTGACAGTAGGTATGTAGTTATTAACGGTTGCCATTTGGTACCTCCGAGATTATGTCTCCTGATTGATTTACAACGTTTGTTTTAACGGAAACTACGTCTGGGGTTCCGTTGTCCCCGTACTTATACGTGATGTTTACGTTAAGAATTCCGTTTCCATCTATAAAAGCCTCTACGTTAAGTAGCGTAAGGTATGACAGCCACTTGTTAAATCCAATAGCAACTTCTTTGCTAACCATTGCAATGGCTTGGTCTGTGTTTTCAAAAGCCGACGCCCGCACTTGGGTTCCAAAATTAGGGCGCATGACTCTTTCTTTAATGAGGGTCATACATACAAGGACAACTCGGTCTTGATAAATCTTTTGTTGATTAGAGGTAGTCGTTACACGGCCAGTAGGGTCAAATGAAAAGGGCAACGAGATAGCCAGCGTCATAGTTGTACTCCCATCCATACTGGGTAATTAGGGTCACCAGCGATAAACATGACCCATACTTTTTGTCCTACGTTAGGGACAGAGGTATGAGTGCTATGTGCTGAGTTTAATGTAACTGAGTGCGTATGACTGCCGAAAGTACTGACGACTGTTCCACTAGAAACTACTGTGTC